AGACTCTCAATCTCGCTTATTGTGTCGCCACTGCCGTTCTCACTCCAGGCGATGGAATGGCAAGATGTAAGTGTCGCCGAAACTTTTAACACGCTCAGCCCTACACTTGACTACGCAGACGCGTTAGTCGTCAATTAAGGAGAAACGATGGCAAATCCAACTACCAACTTCGGCTGGGTCATGCCGACGAGCGCCAGTCTCGTTACAAATCTCCCAGCTGATTTCAACACTTTCGGTCAAGCCGTAGACACATCGATGTCGGAGCTGCTCGGTGGTACAACTGGGCAAGTCTTATCTAAGACATCTAATACAAATATGGATTTCACATGGGTCACAACCGATGACGCAAATGCAATTCAGAATTCAATCGTGGACGCAAAAGGTGACATCGTTGCAGCAAGTGCAAATGACACACCAGCACGTTTAGCGGTAGGCACAAATGGACAAACTATTGTCGCAGATTCAACAGCAGCAACAGGATTAAAATACTCCGACGCCGCGCCTGCTGGCGGATTATCGAGAATCGGAAGTGTTACAAATTTAACTGGCGCAAGCACAATCACCATTTCGGGCATCAGTAATAAAAGTCGTTTATTTATCAATGTCACTCAGGCTTCAAGTGCAAATGCAAGCGCGTTTTTTAGTTTGCGATTTAACTCCGATACTGGAGCAGTTTATGGTTATTCTGGTGTATTTAATGACGGTGGCACACTTGCAAGTGCTTACAGTACAAACGCAACTTCAATTCCTCTTGCTAAACAAGGCACAAATGCCGCAGATACTTGCAGCGCAATAATGAATGTGGTTGGAACATTTTCTGCAGGTATAGCGCAATTTAATTTAGGCAGTCAAGCATCAGGTACAACTGTTGAAAGTTATAATTGGTCTGGTTTTTATTTTAGTTCTGCACAAATTACTTCAGTGTCAATAATTTCATCTTCAGGTAATTTTGACGCTGGTACAGTCGATATATGGGGAGCATAACAATGACAAAACAATATGAACGCACTGTCAATTTGGAAACAGGGGAAACAACAGACAGAGAATTGACAGAGGCTGAAATTGCTGAATTGGCAAATGTTAAGTCGGTTGCGGAAATGCAAGCGGAACAATTGCCAACTGCGCCATGACTTATCCGCAAGGCACTTCTGCGCGACTGATTGAAGTAGCACTAGCTGAACTTGGCACGGTTGAGCAAGGCGACAACCTTACAAAGTACGGCAAATTCACGAAGGCCGATGGACTGCCCTGGTGCGGTTCATTTGTTAATTGGTGCGCAGATCAAGCTGGTGTAAAAATTCCTTCGATGGTCTCAACTGCTCTAGGCGCACACAAGATGAAAGAGCTTGGTCGATGGATTGACGATAAGCCGCAACTTGGCGATTTGTGCTTTATGGATTTCCCACACGATGGCGTTGATCGCATTAGTCATATTGGAATCGTCGTAAAGGTTGGCCAGACAAGTGTTCTTTGTATCGAAGGCAACACGTCCGGCGATGGAGATCAACGTAACGGCGGAATGGTAATGATTAAACGCCGCTACATAGGAAAAGAAATTGTCGGTTTCGCTAGGCCAAAGCTTGTTGCCTATGCTGGAGAATATCCAGAGGTCGAGCCACTTCCACAGGCTAAGCCGAAAAAGGAGAAAAAGAAATGAACGATTTCAAAGCGATGATGGCATCATGGTTACGCGGCTCTGTAGCTGGAGCGCTGGCCGTTTACATGACTGGCAACACAAATCCAAAGGATCTAGCTCTAGGTCTACTTGCCGGAGTTGTACCTTTGGCGATGCGCTGGGCTAATCCAAACGACGTGGCATTCGGCAACAAGAAGTGAGCGTAGGCGAATGGACGGCGGTAAGTGGGCTTGTTCTTGCGGTGCTTACTGCCATCTATTCGTCAATGCGATTCATGGTGAAGTCGATCATGAGGGAACTGCAACCGAATGGTGGCAACAGTCTGAAAGATCAAGTCTCTCGAATTGAGCAGCGATTAGATCAATTACTCATGGAGCTTGCTCTTAAAAAATAGACACGCCGAAGTCAATCTTGAAATTCTCGGCCATTGATGTCACTCTGTATCTGGGAGCATTCGACAAGGCTCCCACGGGAGCAAAAAATGACAACAAGTGAACTGGGACTATTCGTCCTAATGCTTATCGCCTGTATTCTTTGGGCGGTAGTAAGTTATTCAGTGGGCTTTAAAGAAGGCCAGCGAGAAGGCTATCGACGCGGTCGATCTGTATCACGCCACATCTCAGCAAAGGAGCTTACAAAATGAGCTTTTTAGATAATTACGAAGATGTAGCTGCAAGGATTCAGCGATTCTGGGCTACACACAAAGACGGCAAAATCCACACGTCAATCATGGACATCAACCTGGAAAAGGGCTACGTTCTAGTCGAATGCCGTGTGTATCGCCATTACGAAGATCAGGAGCCAGCCGGTATCGATTACGCATTTGGCAACGTGCAAACCTACAACGTCCAGATGAAAAAGTGGTTCGTTGAGGACACAGTCACAAGTGCCATTGGACGATGCGTTGGTCTAGTGCTTGGATCAGACAAGCGTCCAACAGTCCAGAATATGGCACAAGTGGAGCGAATCGATTCACAGATTGTTCAAGATTCAGCCAAAGATTATGACTATTGGAGTACGAAACACGGAGACGTTCCATCGTTTCAGACGCGAGAAGCTGCTGATGAAGCCGGAATGCCTACGCTTGGAAGTGCTATCGATGAGATCAAAGGAACTCTTGGCGGCGTTCAAGTAGCTGCTGCGCCTTTATGCGTGCATGGTCACATGATTTGGCGTGAGGGAACATCGGCTAAAACTGGCAAGGGCTGGGGCGGTTATATGTGCGTCGAGAAAGTAAAGGCTAAGCAGTGTCCGCCATCGTGGTACGTCTTAACCTCAGACGGTCAATGGAAGCCTCAAGTTTGATGGGCGAGATTACTTTCATAAAAGACGGTCACGCCTCAGTCATTCATGACGACGGCACAATAACCACGACGGCACTGGATCGATGCGATGAATGCCTGGAATGGCAGACAAGTGCCGGAGGCTTGACTATTCGTGATCATGGTCAAGAAGTCGTGATTTGGGTGTGTGCAAAATGCAGAAAATAAAAAACATAGTCACTTTGGCTTGTTCTTGTGGCAACCTTAAATCTTGGACAATAACGGTCGAAGGTGGATTAAATTTTGATGGGACTTATAAAAGTCATAAGTATTTTATTCATTGTGAAAAATGCGATGCAAAAAAGCTTTTAGCAAAGGGAAGTTTATGCAGAAAATGACAGTGACCGAAGCTGATGAATGGGCTATCCATCGACGAGCTTCTGATGTGATATTTGCACAATCTGGCCAGTTAGGTCATGGCATTCAGTACAACTCAAAGCTAAATAATCATGAGCGATGCGTGGAATACGCCGAATCTCTAGCTGCTGAATTACTAGTGGCAAGGTACTTCGGCCTCGATTACGACATCAACGACAACAAAGGCAAGAGACGGGCTGATGTAGGACAGGGCATAGAAGTACGCTGGACGTCATACACAGGCGGAAATCTTATCGTCTATCCTTACGACAGAGACGATGATGTGGCCGTGTTAGTGGTCGGCAAGTCGCCGACATATTTCATCGTAGGCTGGCTACCAGTGGCCTTTGCTAAACGTAAGCGATTCAAGAATCCACGCCAGGATTCTTGGTGGGTCGATCAAGGCAACCTAAATCCGATTGAGAATCTAGCAAGGAGTGACTATGCCACTGCTGCGATTTGATTGTTCGATCTGCAAGAAGCTTTATGGCGATGCACGCCAGGAGCATCTAATTACAAAGGGCAAGGAACTTACAGAACACGAATGGTTCGCCCAGTGTGCCGGTTGTGGGACATTCTCGGTTAAGTTGGTCGATGATGCGTTGGTGGCCGGCCTTGAGTAGTTATACACAGGCCTATCCACAGGAAGATGTGGACGATGCGACACACCGATTTCAATCCTTGACAGATTGTCAGTATCCATCGCTATACTTAAAAGATAATCTTTTAAAGATTAAAAAGATAAATAAAAAGATTATAAATATTAAAAACTTAATGGCTATTCCTATGTCAATGCTGATCTTGACACTAGCTACAACGCCAGCAAAAGCAGCATCACAGACAGATTCATTCAAGCT